ATACTTGGTTTGGCTCACAAAAACCGGACTACCTGTGCACGGCTCCTCAACTATCACCTTGAGAGCGGTGCACACGGTAGCGGTAGACCCTGTCTGGGTTAGGAAGCTACAGCTTCCACCCAGAACAGGCCGGTTTCCTCACCGGTATCCCTATCTGTGATAGGATTATCGGTGATGCGAAACCCGGGCATTGGGTCGCCAGGCTTCAGCTTAGCTTTTAGCTGCTGAATGACCTGGTGGTCAGCCCGCATTACGCCACCCGTTTCAGGGTCGCGTAATGACAAGACACCGATGGTTGCACCAGCGTTGTCTTGGGTGGCCACAGCAAGTCCAGCAAGCTTTTGCTTGGTGAGACTGCTAGGCTGGTCGGCAACAATGATGGTGGCTGTGCCAGCTGATTCATTGATGCGGACTTTACGGAAATAAACGACAGGCTTTGACATGGAGTTAATTTGGGTTTAGTTAAACATTTGCCTACGGGGGCCACAAGGCCCGGAAAATAGCCGGGGAGCAGAATAGTAGGACCCTCACACAACGCCAAACACACAAGTAATTTTTTGGGCAAAAATTTTTTTTATTATCTGCACAAACTAAATTAAGCGGGAGTCTTTGTATATTGTATGTATGGGAGATGATTGGTTGGATGATTTTGATAACTTGCCTGAGGGGGATAAGTCTCTTATAGAGGATGAGATCATTGATGAGGCTTTTTATACTTCTTATCTCTTTATAACCCAGGATTTGGATTTTGAGGATTTGCTGAAGGATATAGACGGGAAGAGCTCTCCTATCGTATTGGCGCATGATCCTAATGAAGGATTTAATAAGGATGTGATCATCGCGGTGATTAAGTATTATAGTGAGGAGCCTCGGGAGGATTATGATAAATGTATCGAGCTCCGTAAGGTGCTACATGAGGTGTACCCTGAGACTATTGGTATAGAAATATAATCCTTTACCTAGAAGTTCTATCTTTGGTTTATGAAAGAATTCAAACCCACATGTAATAATTGTGGTAAGCCATTACCATTGGGATTATCGCTGTTGAGAACTTGTATCTACTGTATAACAAAGAGACCTTTGAAATGAGACGTTGGTAAACCTGAAATGTGTATATTTGTTTGTGAACTTTAAAACCAAAACAAATGTCACAGGACGTTGAAAACGAAAAGGAACTGTCTCCTGAAGAACTGAAAAAGCGTAGAGAAGAACTTACTGCGTGGTACAAGGAAAGCGCTAAACACGCTAAGGTGCAGTTAGAATACGAAGAGCTTCTTACCAAGATCGAGAAGGCTAGAGCTGAAAGACTCCAAGCTCAGATGTTCCAGGCACAGGCATATGCTGCTCAAGAAAAAGAGGAGGGAGCAAATGACGAGGCTCGTATGGAGTTTGAACAGGAAATGGCGAAAGCCCAAAGGACTCTGAAGCGTGATCAATAAGCTACTAAAGAAAGGTAGCGTAGGCCCAGAGGTGGCTAAGCTACAGTCTATCCTGAAGATAAAGTCTGATGGAATCTTTGGGGCCGGTACACAGGCAGCGGTTATCAAGTTTCAGCTATCTAAGAATCTAAGGACAGATGGTATTGTTGCCGGTGAGACGTGGACTGCACTGATCACTGATAACAAGAACATCGTTCCAGATATAGATGAAGACACAGATCTTGAACAGCAGTTCTTTGTAACGGATTGGAACCAGAGGATAAACAAATATTTCCTTGGCAGGGGTGAGTATATTGAAACCAATGCAAAGAGAGATAATGATTATTTCTTTTTACACCACACTGCCGGTGGTCCCAATCCTTACAGAACTATTGATCAATGGAACAGGGATAGCCGGGGGCGTATTGCTACAGAGTTTGTCCTGGGGGGACAAAACTATAGAACTGGTGATGATGAGTATGACGGGGTTCTGGTGCAAGCTTTTCCTGAAACTGGATATGCTTATCATTTAGGTAAGACTGGATCTGGGTATATGAACAAATACTCTGTAGGTCTAGAGATATGCTCTATTGGATATCTAGATAATCAGTTCAACAGTTATGTTGGTAAGAAGGCGCATCCATCACAGGTGATTCAGCTTGATAATGGATTTAAGCGTCGGATATACTGGCATAAATATTCTGATAAGCAGATTGAAGAAACAGAGAAGCTTATTCAATATGTAGCCCAGCGTGATAACATTGATGTCAAAGAGGGCTTGCAGAAGTTTATCCATAAGCAGGGTAAGGAGAAAGCTTTTCATTTTCAAGAAGATGCTTACTATGGTAAGGTGAGAGGGCTGTTATCACATACTAATGTGAGGAAAGACAAAATGGATGTCTACCCAGACCCACGGCTTATAGATATGATAATGAGTTTGTAGAATGGCAATTGTTAACAAAGTAGACCAGAGGTTAAAGGTGAATATTGATGATACTATCAAGTATCAGATACTCACCTATTGTTTCTTTAAAGACATCCTCATAGGTCACACTGATCTTAACATGCTATGTGAACTAGCAAAGAACCCAGGTATTGAGCTTACACAGTTTTGTAAGGATATCACTACTCTGGGTATCTTTGGTAGTGAGCAGTCAGCAAGGAATGCTATCAATAAGGTCAACAAAAAGGGCTTATTGATTAAAAAAGGCAAGAATAAGAAGACTGTGAGCATCTTAAAAGAGATAAATGTGCAGACTAAGGGGCTTGTGTTGTTAGATATAAAAGTATTAGGTAGTGAATCCGAAGAAGCACAAACAGTTTAAAGATGGAATAGCAGAACAAGTGGGAGTGCACCCTGACGTAGTTGATGACTTTATATCATATTACTATGCGCAGGTAAGAAAAGCTCTGTCTAATCTGGTGCATGTGAATGTTTATGTTGAGAACCTTGGCACATTTTCTTTGAAAAAGAATAAATTGGAAAAGGCGATTAAGAAAAATAAAAGCATTCTAGGGAATCTGAAGAAGACAGAGTACAAGGGGATGGAAAAGACTCATGCTGTGAATGACAGACTAGAGAAACAGCAAGAGGCGCTTAGGATGTTGAATGAGACAATGGAGGAAAAAAAGAAATTTAAAGAAAAGAAAAATGGATCTTAGAAAATTCTTAGGAGCTTTTAAGAACACTAGTCAGATTGCAGAAGGAATTAAGAATAGCATCTTCAAGAAGGAGCATGTTGAAGCTGAAGCCGCTTTAAGGTGGGCTATATGCAAGCAGTGTGAGTTTTTAGATACAGTTGGCAAGAATTGTGCGGCACCAGGTACGCAACCTTGTTGCTCAGACTGTGGATGCAGTCTTGCATTTAAAACTAGATCTTTATCATCCGAGTGTCCTAAGGGTAAGTGGCAAGCATTGATGACCGAAGAGCAAGAAGATATGTTAAATGATAAATTAAAAGACAATGAGTAAGATGGATTACATACGATTTGAGAACTACACCTATCCGGAGCTTCTGAAGTTAGTAAAAGATACACCTAATGATCAGCAGTTAGGTAAAAAAGTTAGAGCCCTTTTGTCTGAAAAGCAGACAGGTAGCTTTCCAGGTGTTAAAAATTTATAGACATGAGTTTAATTTTTAAAGAAGAGGGGCACCTTTACGAAAGCATAGAAGAGGATATCAAGTGGACTAGCGTCACTTCATTTATTGGAATGTTCAAACCAAAGTTTGACGCAAAAGCCCAAGCTAAAAAATCAGCAAAGAATAAAAAGTCCAAGTGGTACGGGATGACTGAGAAAGAAATCTTAACGGCCTGGGATAATGAGTCCAAAAGAGCTATAACTCTTGGTAACTTCTATCATAATCAAAGAGAGAGCGACTTACTAAACTTTGAAACCATTCAGAGAGAAGGTGTTGAGGTTCCTATTGTTAGACCATTGTTTGATGAGGCAAGTGGTGCAAAGATTGCACCAGTTCAAAAGATTGACGCTGGGGTTTATCCAGAACATTTTGTTTATCTGAAGTCTTCAAGTCTTTGTGGGCAAGCGGATCTTGTAGAAGTTGTAAATGGTAGGGTAAATATTACAGATTACAAGACTAATAAGGAGATCAAGAAAGAAGGATTTAAAAATTGGGAAGGAATCTCTGCAAAAATGTACAATCCTGTAAATCATTTGGATGATTGTAATTTCAATCACTATTCTTTACAGATGTCCATTTATATGTATATTATATTGAAGCATAATCCTAAACTTAAACCTGGGAAGTTAACCTTACAACATGTAAAGTTTAAGCAGTTAGGTACAGATAAGAATGGATATCCTATCAATGAGCATATTAATGGGGAGCCTGTGTTAGAAGAAGTGATTATGTACGATGTACCTTACTTAAAGAGCGAAGTTAAGTCCTTAATTAAATGGTGGGAGCAGAAAAATGATCATTAAACTCTTTGACATACAGAATAATGAGATAATTCCATCGGAGCATTGTTATGCTTTGGAGTTTCTAAAGGTGCTTATGTCCGCTTATCCAGAATCATACATGCAGATATACAAGTATTTGTTTTACATGACCTGCCCAAACCCAGATTATAATCCATTCTTCCATTTACCGGAGGAGGATAAAGAAGAAATCATAATTGAAGAGGTGGGGCTAGAAGAATCCGTAGAAGACGAGAAGATTAGAGCAGCTTTAAAGCGCTGTGAGGAAATGTATCAAACCCCTACACACAGAGCATACCTGGGTATCAAGAAGGCTTTAGACAACATGGCTACATACATGGCCAATACTCCAATAACGGACGGGAGAGACGGTAATATTGGACAAATCCGGGCGGTTGCTAAGGATTTTGATTCTATTCGTCAATCATTTAAGGGTGCGTATAAAGATTTACAGGATGAACAACAGACTTCTGTAAGAGGAGGTCAGGGACTAGCGTATGACCAAATGTAATTTTAAACTTTAAATCATGAATGGTAAATCACGTGTAATGAATGCCTTATATGCTAAGGCTCTTGCAGATAAAGAAAAAGCTTTAATGGCTTTAGATCTCTTAGAGAATAAAGCTGTTGGAATTGGAGATCATACAGCAGATGATTTTTTTGAAGATGCAGAGAAAGCTCTAGACCTTTTTATTTCAGCAAATGAAAGGCTGATAACAATTGACAATTACTTTGATTTTCAAGAAGAAATTGAAGGTCCTCCATTTGAATGAGCAGATTAGTCCCTACATATGAAAATGGTGTATGGTCAGAGTCCTCGTTTGTAACTGATGAGGACTTTGCTGATTTTATAAAAGGGATATTCAAAGAGCCTGGGTTGTATGAGTTTGATGAAACATCTTTTTTATTTAATGAGCAGGCCAGGATCTTTAATGAAAAAGGATTCTACTGCGACAAACCTTTAAGGTCTAAAGATTTTATACACTACTGGAATGACCAAAAGAATAAGTGTCGTTCTGGTGTGATATATAAGTCAGGTACCAAGACTTGGTATCTTACTAGGGACTATTACATGTGGCTTAACTTCTTACCAATCTTTGATAAAGAGGAAAAGAAGTATGGATTTGCTAAAGTGCGGGATGCTCAGTATCATATGGCTTTGTATGAACTCTTGGCAGAACTAAATAATAAGCACTCAGCGATATTTAAGAAACGTCAGATTGCATCTTCTTACTTTCATATGGGTAAGATTATTAATACCTACTGGTTTGAAGAAGGAACGGTTTGTAAAATTGGTGCTAGTCTAAAGGATTACATTAATGACAAGGGTTCATGGAAGTTTTTAGATGAATACAAAGACTTTCTAAACGAGCATACCGCTTGGTATAGACCTAGCAACCCTGAGAAGGTGTTACTATGGCAGCAGCAGATTGAGGTTAGAGTAGGTAATAGAAAGACTACAAAAGGTTTAAAGTCTAAGATCCAGGGTGCATCTTTTGAAAAGAATGCAACAACAGGTGTAGGTGGACCTACTACTTACTTTTTCCATGAAGAAGCTGGTATTGCACCCAAGATGATGGATACCTATGAATATCTAAGACCTGCGATGTCTTCAGGTATGCTGACTACAGGTATGTTTATAGCTGCAGGATCTGTGGGTGACTTGGATCAGTGTGAGCCTTTAAAAGAGATGATCATGAATCCTACAATTAATGACATCTATGCAGTTGAGAGTAACCTTTTAGATAAAGATGGAACTATTGGTTTGTCTGGTTTATTTATTCCAGAGCAATGGTCTATGCCACCATATATTGATGAATATGGTAACTCTAAGATAGAAGAAGCTTTAGAAGCCATACATCGTGAAAGGGAAAAGTGGAAGGCAGAACTAAATCCAGAGCAATATCAGTTACGTATTTCTCAGAAGCCTACTAACATTGCAGAGGGATTTGCCTATAGGAAGGAGTCTATCTTTCCTCAGGGTATATTATCTAAACAGCTTAAAAGAATAGAAGAGAAAGAATATTCTTTTGAGCACATTGAATTGGAGAGAGATGAGAAAGGTATAGCTGCAAAAAGATCTTCTAAGCTACCTATTACTCAGTTTCCTGTAGATAAGAAGCAGGCGGATAAGTCAGGAGTCTTAGTTGTCTGGGAAAGACCTGTTAAGAATCCAGAGTTCGGTGCATACTATGCATCTATTGACCCTGTGTCAGAAGGTAAAACAACTACATCAGATTCATTGTGTAGCATATTTGTATACAAGAATCCTGTAGAGGTTACCCGTGAAACAGCAGATGGACTAGAACACTTTATTGAAAGAGATAAGATTGTTGCAGCTTGGTGTGGTAGATATGATGATATTAATAAAACACACGAGCAGTTAGAGAAAATAATTGAGTGGTATAATGCCTGGACTGTGGTGGAAAATAATATATCTCTATTTATCCAGCATATGATAGCCAAAAAGAAACAGAAATACTTAGTTCCTAAACAACAGATTTTGTTTCTTAAAGATCTCGGTTCTAATAGAACTGTTTACCAAGAATACGGCTGGAAGAATACTGGCACATTATTTAAGAACCATCTGATATCTTATGCAATTGAGTACCTCAGAGAACAGATTGATGAGGAGCTTGATGAGAATGGGGAGATGATATCTCAGACGTTAGGTGTTGAGAGAATACCTGACCCAATGTTGATCAAAGAAATGCTTGCCTATTACCCTGGTCTTAACGTAGATAGATTGGTTTCTTTTGGTGCTTTAATAGCGTTTGCAAAAGTGCAACAATCTAACAGAGGATATAATAAAAGAAGGGAGTCAGACGGTAACTCATCTTTGGATAATTCACAGAATTTGTTTAAATTAAGGTATAGCCCTTTTAGTAATATTGGGCGTAAGAAAGGCATGATGGGGTCAACCAGAAAGAGATCCGGTTTTAAAAATTTGAGCTAATAGCCATATGAGAGTATTAAATGCAATGCAGCTTAAGAGTGGAGCAAAAGGTGAGTCTTACTCAACCTCCTCTAGTCTTACTCAACCGGTTCAGTTCTTGCCATCTAAAAAGAAAGATGATGATTGGAGAGCTTGGAATATGGACTGGCTGGAACTCCAAGGTCTTGAATTTTTAAGATTAAACGCTCGCCGGTTACTTAAGAATTACAAACTTGCCAAGGGTATTATTGATAAAACCGACTACATTGTAGAAGAAGACAATGAACATAAGGACTTAATGGATGTCCTTACCAAGGAGGATGAATCAGCATTGGAGCTCAAGTTTTATCCAATCATTCCAAACGTAATCAATGTACTATCTGGTGAGTTTTCTAAAAGATACTCTAAGGTCCAATTTAGGGCCGTAGATGATTTGTCTTATAATGAAATGCTGGAAGCAAAGAGAGCTCAAGTAGAAGAGAACTTGCTTGCAGATGCAGAGGCAAAGCTTCTTGGGAGAATGCTAGAGATGGGTTTAAATCCACAGTCTGAAGAGGCACAGCAAATGATGTCTCCTGAAAATATTAAGTCATTACCAGAGATTGAAGATTTCTTTTCTAAGGATTATAGATCTTTAGTTGAAGAGTGGGCTTCTCATCAGACTAACGTAGATGAGGAGAGATTTAAAATGCAAGAGCTAGAGGAGAGAGCATTTAGAGATATGCTTATTACCGATAGAGAGTTCTGGCATTTTAGAATGTTAGAGGATGACTATGATGTAGAGTTATGGAATCCTGTTCTGACCTTCTATCAGAAGTCTCCAGATGTTAGATATATTTCTGACTCAAACTTTGTTGGTAAGATTGATTTAATGACGCCTGCTGACGTTATTGACAGGTATGGATATCTGATGACCAAAGATCAATTGGAGTCCTTACAGAGGATCTATCCAGCTAAATCAGAGTTGTATCAAGTCAATGGTTATCAGAACGACGGTTCTTATTATGATCCATCTAAATCGCATGCTTGGAATACTAATATGCCAGGTCTTGCATATCGTCAGTTTGTAAGTAACTGGTATAATGATCCGGCCTCAGGCGGAGATGTTGTTACAGCCATTTTGAACGAAGGTGATGATGTAAATGCTTGGGGTGAAGGTGAGCTTATGCGTGTGACTACATGTTATTGGAAGACCCAAAGAAAGGTGGGGCATCTTACTAAGATTGAGTCAGACGGGCAGATCACCCAAGAGATTGTTGATGAGACCTTCAAGATCACAGAGAAGGGTGTGTATGATACAACTCTGTTTAAGAATAAGACTAAGGAGAACCTACTTGAAGGGGAGCATATAGATTGGTTTTGGATCAATGAAGTTTGGGGTGGTGTTAAACTTGGTCCAAACTTGCCTGCATTCTGGAGATCTAGCATGACAGCTGATAATATTAATCCTATTTATTTAGGGATTAATAGAAGTAAGCCCGGAAGAATACCATTCCAGTTTAAAGGCAATGAGACTTTGTATGGTTGTAAATTACCTGTAGAGGGTAGAGTATTCTCTGATCGTAACACTAGATCCACTTCTTTAGTAGATCTGATGAAAGCATATCAGGTTGGATACAATATGGTCAATAATCAGATTGCTGACATCTTAGTAGATGAGCTTGGCACTGTTATTATGTTTGACCAGAATGCTTTACCAAGACACTCAATGGGTGAAGACTGGGGTAAGGGCAACTATGCTAAGGCATATGTAGCAATGAAGGATTTTCAGATGTTACCTCTTGATACATCTATTACTAACACAGAGAATGCTACAAACTTTAATCACTACCAGACTCTAAATATGGAGCAGAGTGGTAGATTGATGTCTAGGATTCAGTTGGCTAACTATTTTAAACAGCAATGTTTTGATGCTATTGGTATTAATCCGCAGCGGTTGGGTGCGCCAATGGGACAGGAAACTGCTACCGGTGTGGTACAAGCATTGAATCAATCTTATGCTCAAACTGAAACGTATTTTACACAGCATTCTGATAATTTAATGCCAAGAGTGCACCAGATGCGCACCGATCTTGCGCAGTTTTATCATAGCTCAAATCCTAGTTTAAGATTATCTTACATCTCCTCTGAGGCAGAGAAGGTAAACTTTGTTATTAACGGTACAGATCTATTGCTCAGGGATTTTAATATTTTCTGTACTACCAAGACTAATCATAGAGCAATCTTAGAGCAGCTAAAGCAGTTAGCTGTTACAAACAATACTAGTGGAGCTAGTATTTATGATCTTGGAAATATTATCAAAGCAGATAGTATTGCAGAAGTTTCTGATATTCTTAAGGATGCAGAGGCTAAGCAGCTTGCAATGAAGCAGCAGGAAATGCAGCAGCAACAGCAGATGCAACAAGAGCAGATTGCAGCTAGGCAGCAAGAAGAGCAGATGAAGTTGCAGTTTGAAGCTTCTGAAAATGAGAAGGAAAGGCAGAAAGATATTACAGTAGCTGAAATCAGATCTGCTGGTTACGGAGCTAGTCAAGATATTAATCAGAATTTACAATCTGACTTCCAAGATCAGATGGAAAACATGAGGCAGAGAGCTGAGTATAGGGAGCAGATGGACTTTAAGAGACAAGAATCAGCAATCAGAAACTCTCAGAATTCTGAGAAGATGAATATTGAGCGCGAGAAGCTGGCAACGCAGAGAGATATTGCTGATAAAAATCTACAGATAGCCAGAGAGAATAAGAATAAATATGATGTCCAGTCTGACAGAGATAAGAGACAAAAGGACTAATAGGAAAAATTGTTCTTAGCGTTAGCTATATACTGCAAGAAATTAGCAACAGCCGTAAAATATTTAAAGTTTATTCCTACATATATTTGTATATTATATATATAGATAAGTAATTAACTATAAAACCAACAAAAATGAGTGAGTCAAATAAGACAATGGACAGTACAGTAGAAACAGTAAATATAGATTTAGACGAGATCTTTGATGGTGCAGCTACCGCAGAGGGTGTGACTGTACCTAATGAAGGTTCTAAGTCTACTCCTAATATTTTTACAGCTGGAGGTCCTAAGGTAGATATGTCATTTGCAGAACCTGCTGATGATACAACTGACCTAAACGAAGAAGTAGAAGAAACTTCTGAGGTTGAAGAAACCAAAGAGCCTGAGGCTGAAAAGAAAGAAGACGGTGGTGAACTTCTTGATACTTTAGTTGAAGAGGATAATAATGAGGAGGAGACGGAGGTTGAAGAAACTAAGCAAACTAGAGGTAGAAAGAAAATTGAGGGGATTAGTGATGTATTTAACAAGCTTATCAAAGATGATAAGATTGTTCCTTTTGATGATGACAAGCCTTTGGATGAGTATTCAGCCAAAGACTGGGAAGAGCTTATTGAGGCAAACCTTGAAGAAAGGGCTAATCAAGTTAGACAAGAGACTCCTAAACAGTTTTTTGCAAGTCTCCCTGAGGAATTACAGATTGCTGCAAGATATGTGGCTGAGGGTGGTAATGATCTTAAAGGTTTATTCCAGACTCTTGCTTCTACAGAAGAAGCTAAATCTCTTGATGTCAAGAATGAGAGAGATCAAGAAAGAATCATTGTAGACTATCTCAGTGCAACTGGTTACGGTACATCCGAAGAGATTGCAGAGGAGATTGAAGTTTGGAAAGACTTGGGTAAGCTTGAGCAACAGGCTATGAAGTTTAAGCCTAAGTTGGATAAGATGCAAGAGAAAGTAGTTGCACAAAAGCTTCAGCAACAGGAGCTTAAGAGAAAGCAACAAGAGCAGGCATCTCAACAGTATATGGAAAATGTGTACAATACTCTTAAAGAGGGTACCATTAACGATATTAAGATGGATAGGAAAGTGCAGGCTATGTTATATAATGGTTTAGTACAACCTAACTATCCATCTGTAAGTGGTAAAAATACCAACTTACTTGGGCACTTACTTGAGAAGTATCAATTTGTTGAGCCTAACCATGAGTTAATTGCGGAAGCACTGTGGTTATTGGCAGATCCAGATGGATACAAAGGCAAGATTATGGAAAAGGGATCTCAGATTGCAGTTGAAAAGACCGTAAGGAAACTTAAGACTGAGCAGAGTAATAGCGGGGGTAGTTCTTTAGGTGTAGAGCAGAGAGACAAAGAAGGGGCAAGAACATCTAAGAGAAAGATCAAGAGACCTAACAACATTTTTAGAAGAGCGTAAGAATTTATTTAATCAATCAATCAATCAGTTAACTTAAATTTTAATTAAACTATGGCAACTCCAGTTTTAAACAACGGAATCTTCCTCAGAGATACAAGCTATAAGGCTAGTTCTCATGTTGATTCTTATCACCTTACCCAGATGCTCGGTTCTGCTGAGCCTATGGATATGGGACCAGTTGATCTTTGGGCTATGACCCAGAAGGTAGAAATGCCTTTGTATCAGATGGCTTCTTTCGGTGGGAAGAATACAATTCTTGTAGACAATGCTCGCGGTGAGTATAAGTGGCAGACTCCTGTAGCACAGGATCTTCCTTTCTCTGTAGGAAACATCGAAAGTGACACTAATCTCGGTGGAGACGGTACAACTTTCAAGATCAAATTATCTAAGAGATCATTTGGTCATGGTGATATCATCACTTATGACAAGTACAATGGTCTTGAACTTTACATCACTGCGGATGACATTCTTCCAGCTGGTGACGGGTTTATCTATACCGTTCAGCTTGTGAACAATGATAATTCTGCTACTTTGGATGCTAGCAAGTACTTGGTATCTGGCACAAAGTATTTCAGAAAAGGTTCTGCACGTGGTGAGTATGGTGAGAGGTTCTCAGACATTGAGACCGGTTCTGGATTCAGAGAGTTCTACAACTTTGTAGGAGGCGCTGAGGCACACGTACACTATTCTATTTCTAGCCGTGCTGATCTTATGATCAAGGGTGGTTTGAATGCTGACGGTACTGTACCTGTAACCGAGATCTGGAGAAACTTTAACCAGGATCCTAACAATCCTTCTGTTTCAAGCATTGAGCAGTTGGTTGCAAACATGGGTAAGGCAGGTGCTAGAGACGCCTTTGATAATGGTACTTTGACAAGAACCTTTATCACTAATCTCGAAGCGGCTCACTTATCTAAGATTGCTAATGACATCGAAACTTACCTGATGTGGGGTAAAGGCGGTAGAATCAAGCAAGATGGTCCAGATGATATCAGACTGTCTGTTGGTCTTTGGTCTCAGTTAGACAACTCTTTCAAGAGAGTTTATAACAAGTCTCAGTTCACATTGGATATGTTCAAGTCTGAGCTTTACAACTTCTACCAGGGTAAAGTTGAATTCAAGGGTCCAGACCCCCAGAGAAAGCTTGTTGTTCAAACAGGTATCGGTGGTATGCAGTTGATCAACAAAGCTATCGCTGATGAGGTTTATGGTTCTGGTCTCGTACAGAATGCTTCTGACATTGGTGCTGTTTCAGGTTCTGGAATGGATCTTGACTTTGGTTTTGCTTACACAAGCTTCACCATTCCATTCTTGGCTAACGTTAAGTTTGTCTTGAACCCAGCGTTTGACAACCTGCACACTAATGACGTTGAGAATCCTTTGATTGATGGACGTCCATTGAGCTCTTACAGCTTCATCATCTTTGATGTAACTGAGGAAGGAAATGACAACATCTATCTCTTGAAGCTTTCTTGGGATAATCAACTGAAGTGGTTCTACCAGAATGGTACTATGGACTACATGGGTCGCAGCCAAGGATTTGCTTCTACCGGTAACTTTAATGGTTACAGAGTTATGATGACTCAAACCATGCCAGCTATCTGGGTGAAGGATCCAACCAAGGTTCTCAAGATCGTTATGAGAAACCCTGTTACAGGCGGATCATTCTAATAGTTTATTTATTAACCTGAGAAGGGGAGGGTCACTCCTCCCCTTTTCTTTTTAAATTATTGATCATGTTAGGACTTAGAATCAAAAAGGCAAATAAGACAACTGAGTTTACAAACTCAAGTGTTTCTAAAATTTTGGCTTCTGGCGCTGTAGGTAAAGACATCTTAGCTAGAGATTATGCTGATAATAATGCTGCTGTAGCAGCCGGATTAAAAGCTGGTGATTTATATCACACCTCATCTACTGGTGCATTAAAAGTAGTTACCGCGTAACTCAAAACTTTTGCCAGCTACGGCTGGCATTAGAACTGTATATATACATTTGTATTATTGAGTTCAGAACTTTAATTAAAACCAAACAAACATGGAAGATTACACAATTGTAGAGAAGTATCAACAGCGAAAAAGTGCTGCTATTGCCATTAGACCATTCTTTAATGGTGCTAAAGCCAATATGGGTTTAGAGAATTACGGAATGTCACTTCATGATGGAGTGTATCATGAAGAAACTTTAGCTTGTCTAGAGATTAATGGTGTTAAGAGATATGTCACAGGCTTGAATGAGTTTGCCCCAGAGGTTAAAAACTTAGCTCCCGGTGAGAGAGAGCTCAAGGTAAAAGAGATCAGAGAGACAGTTTCTCAGTTAGAAAAGGATTTAGCAGCAAATGTTGTTGACCCTGAAGACAAAGAGTTCTGGAATAAACTTAATCTGCTTAAGCCAGATAATGATAAGTTTTGGTCTAAGATTAGTCTGAGATGCGGTAATGATCCTGTATTTTTAGATCCAGATTCAGATCCTTATGATCTTATTAAGATCCATGCTATCAAGGCTGGCGGTTTTTCTATTGTAGCTAAATCTTTGAAGGATGCTAAGATGATGAATCCTACACCAAAGTTTTACTTAGATACAATTGAGGAGACTGTAACCACAAGAACAGAGTACAGTAAGCTTAGAAACAAAGCGCTTGTTGCATTGGAAGGCATGTATGGAAAGAACAATGCCAAGCTTATGTATGTGGCAAAGGCTGTAGATATTGATAGTGTACAGTATACTAAGAATACTCCCGTAGATATCATCTATGAAAACATGGATGCTTACATCAATGGTGAGGGTATTGAGAGTAGTAAGAAGAGAGCTGCGGAAATCTTTATTAAAGTTTCTAAGTACTCAATGCAGGATCTTAAGATTACAGCTCTAGTGAAAGACTGCATGTATTACAGGTTTATTACCAAGAAAGCCGGAGGGTGGATTGAGACTCTAGATAGTGGGGTAAAGCTTGGTAAGAGACAAGAGGAAGTTGTAGATTTTTTGAAGAAACCAGATCAAGAAGAAGTTCTTTCAAGTTTATTAGCTAAGGTAGAACCTTACTGGAATTCTTAAACTTTAACTCATGGATATTGCAACATTACAATTAAAGCTTAAACAGCGTCTCAATAAGCTAGATAGCCAAGACTATGACAATATAGAAGACTGGCAGATTATTGAAGCTTTTAATAAAGCGCAATTGGAATGGTGTAGAAGAAACCTACACGGCAACAATCTTTACAAAGAAGGGGATGAAGTCTCTAAGAAGAGGGTGGACGATCTACAGATCTTGTTGATGGAACTCCCTCTTACTAAGGGAGCTAATAGTACAGATGAATACTTTGAGTCTGATAATTTTCCTGATATTGATGTTTACCTAGAGTATAAGAGGGTAAGTGCAGATGCTACAAGCGAGTGTTGCACAGATCCTCGATCTATGACAGTTTACTTAGCTGAAGAGGCTAACAGAGATTTAATTCTGAGAGATCCACTGAAGAGACCAGATTTTGATTGGGGTGAAACATTTTGCACTTTGATTGATGGGCAGGTCAGGATCTACAAAAACGCTGATTTTGAGATAGTTAACCCTGTTCTTACATTTTATAGGGTGCCTAAGTATATTGAAATTGCTGGTGTTCTAAATCCATATACTGGAACTATATCTTCTGTAGATGTAGAACCAGAGTTTAAGGATGATCTTGTGGAATTATTTATTGATGAGACTGCTGCCATTATTGCTGGTGATATTGCCAACTTTGCTCAGATGCAAAGAGAACAGCAGATGGCGGAAAGAAATAATTAAACCTTTGTATACTAAAACTTTTTTTGTATATTATTAATGTATCTACCTGAGTAGGTACAGATTTATTTTTTTGTAACTTTTTAAATTTAAGAAAATGGCTTATTTTAATCATGCATTTGTAAAATGCTTCAACCCAGCCGGAGCAATGCCTGCAGATGGAACTGCAACATCAGCTCTTACAGCTGGACAGATTGTATTTGTAGATGGTTCTACTTGGCAATCTGTTTCTCCTACTAATGCGCCCCTTCCTGCAGCAGGTAATCTTGGGTACATTGTTCAAGGTTCATATCACACTCAAGACAGCATTGGAAACAATCCTGGACATGGTGGATATACCGAGTCTGTAAAGTCTAAGGGTATCAACCCAAGATACGTTAGCAGATTATATTCTACTGACGTTGTTGAGGCTTCTCAGTCTACAAGTGTTATCTCGGTTGCTTCTACTTGCGCTCCTTGTGATGATCCTTTGTATCTGAGATTAGATGTTAAGGGTTCTCCTGCTCTGCGTTTCTTGAATCACAACGCTTATGCTGTTGCTGATTCTGATGGCGCTTGCTGCAGCGAGCCTGGACAAACTTATGTTGATCCTGCTCTTGCTCTTGCTCAAGCTGGTACTCGTCTGGTAGCTGATCCAATTGTTAGTCCTTTCGTAAGAGAGCGTCAATGGGGAACAGGTGCTAGTGCAGTTGTTGCTGGTATTGTTGTAACTAAGACTGGTGGTGGTTTGAACGGTGTAGATTCTACATCTACAGTTAATGCTGGCGGTTCTAACTATACTACTGGTGATATTGTATCTGTTGACACTGGTTCTAGCCTTGCAGTTTTACAAGTAACCGCAACTGCTGGTGCTGTTACAGCATTTACAGTTTTAGCTGCTGGTTCTGGTTATACTGCAGGATCTAAGGCTACTACAAATGTTGTTGTTGCTAATGCTGCAGCTACTGGCTTTACTGTAACTGTTGTTCAAGATGCAGATGCTGCTTCATTCTCAATGGCTCAAATTATTGATGCAACTTATACTGCATCTACTGATCCTGTTACCGATGGTGTTTCTGCTGCTTTCCACATTGAAGGTGCTTATGCAGAGACTAAGTTTGGTGCTTGTTCATTTGACACTCGCGACTTCTACGGTAAGGAGCCTGTGCAGTTGAACCTGGCTATCTTGGATGAGACTGGTGATCCTTGTAACGACTGCGGTGTTACTGTTAACACTCCCGGAGTTATGGCTTCTACAGTTGGTGAGACAGTTCTGAGAGATATTTTGATGACTGAGAACTACATGCAGTCTCCATACAACCAGGGTAATCCTGATTCTGCTCGTATCCGTGAGATTGAGGGATCTGATGATATCGTAGGAAGTGTTGATAGAACTGCACTTTACAAGGTGTATGTTATCCAGCACAGTGTGCCTAGATTCAACAATCCAACTTCCACATTTGATAACGACCAGTACTGTTACAAGATCTATGTTAAGAGCACAGATGCAGCACTGATTGCAGATATGGATACCTTGATGGGTGAAATTGCTACATGGTGTAATGCCAGCGGTGGTAACGTTGCCTTTGTTAGTGGTATTGAGACACCCTAATAGTTAAGGTAGTTATGAAAGAAAGGCTGGGTTATACCCGGCCTTTTCTTTTTAATCTATTTTATTTTTTGTATATTATTACTGTACTACAGTAGTTTTTATTTCTAAATAATTCCTTAATGGCAAATAAGCATATACTAAGTCTAGAGGTTTCTCCAGTTGCCAATTGTGATATACTTAATATCAAGGATACTAGTCAGTATACTACTGATTTACAGATTGATTGCGAAGAACTCTTGATAACAGTTCCCGGTTTCAATAAGCCTTATCTAATTAACGTTACCAACGGTTTTGATCTGTCATTAACCAATTGCACTATTGGTGTCCAGACAGAGAATTGTGGTGATAAGACTACGGTTATTGCTGATGGTATTTATATTATCAGATATAGTGTAGCACCCACAGATAAGGTCTATGTAGAGTACAACCACTTACGAGTTACCTCATTGATGACAAAGTATTATAAGGTGCTTTGTGATCTTGATATGCAACCCTGTGAACCCAGCAGCGAAAGATCTGAGATTATTAGTGAATTAGGTTATATCAGAACTTTAATTGACGCCGCTGTAGCTAAAGTAGAATACTGCCAAAGCCCTAATAAGGGGATGGAGTTATATAACTATGCTAAAAAGAGGCTGGATAAGATAGATTGTTCAGCTGTCTGTTGTTAAAACCAAAAACCAATAATATGAACTGTGCACATTGTAATAAAGCTTTTACTTGCGGGTGCCAAAAAACTGTAGCGGCCAATGGTCAAACAGTACACAAGAGTTGTCTAGCTGATTATGGAAAAGCTACAGGAGTAGCACCAGCTATGCCTGCAGATGGAATCACTCAGCAAGTATATAGAGCTAAACAGAATTTACGTACATAATGGACGAGATTAAGATAGTTGAAGCTCAGCGGAAGTTTGCCAATACTGTGTATCAAGAATTTATTTCACACAGATTTGGCATCACACCATGTTGCTATACAGACGTTGAATCAGCTAAGATTAAGAAGTACTTATGCGACTGGCAGAACCTTAAGATAGAGGAGCCAGAAACAGTAAACTGTGATTAGATAATGAGAAGGGCAGGTTGGTTATAATCTTGGTTGTTCCTCAAAACTTTTGTATATTATAGATATACCATACTTGTTTGAACAGCTGCAAAAAAAATATTTATGATTCCTACGAATAACGGCAGTACATCCCCTTGTGATCCTTTATCATCAAATTGTGTGGTATGGCAAGGTCCTGATATTTCTTGTATTAACTTATGTAATGGGGATACCATAAGTGATGTGGTCAGTAAGATGGCTACACAACTGTGTGATTTGGTAACACAGACATGTCAGTGTAATCCAGATTTATCAGGTCTTACTTTAGATTGTATTCCTGCTCCTCCTCAGCAAGATCCTAATCTTACCCAATATATGCAGGCTATTGTAGATTATGTCTGCACATTGCCTACATCTAATGCAACCACAATTAATGTAGAGTTGCCAGATTGCTTGCATTATACAAATTCTCAAGGCAATCCTGTTACATCTTTACCTATTGATGAGTATGCAAAATACTTAGCAAATGAGATTTGTACTATAAAGAGCGCTATCAATATTATTAATAATCAAATTTTTGATATTGCTAGTCGTCTCTCTATTGTAGAAAGTTATTTTCCAATTGCTTCTCCAACGTCAGAAGTAATATCTTCTTGTATTTTACAAGGCCAGACTGTTCCCGTATCTACATTATTATTAGCTCTTGAAACAGAGTTTTGTAATCTGAGAACGGCAGTTGGTGATGCTCAAGCTATCAACTTTGCCATTAACGCAAGTTGTTTATCTGGAACATCTAACATGTTAAGTCAGGGTGGCACTTATGGTAGTCAGTCAGGGTGGATTCAGAATCCAAATACATTAGCAGATATTAATGCTAACCAGTGGGTGGCTATTTGCGACATCTATGATGCTGTTGCTAATATTCAACAGAACTGTTGTGTATCGGATTGCAGTGCTGTTTCATGGGCTATGACATATAATGTAGTCACAGATCCTGTAAGCGGATTACCTACAACTATCAATTTTAACTTGAATGGTTCAACTGTTCCAAGTGGCTTTACAGATTGCGGTAATTCATTTATTGAGATTACTGATGCTAGTGGAGCTAAGATTTCACAATCTATCAATGCTGCAAACTTAGCATCTAGTTCAGTAGGTGTAAACATTGATCTAACCAACTCTAATCTTATACTGACATATTCGTTATCTGTTGTTGCACAGCTTTGTGCTACGGATAATAATAATGTATGTCAAGAGATCAAGAATATTACTATACCACTTGGCATTCCATGTCCTACTAGTTCTACTTTAACACCTAGTACAGACTCGATTGTAGTTGCTTTTCCTAACAGCTTAACTGGTTCAAATTATACTTATAGAATCACTTGTAATCAAGGACCAAATGTTGTTGCTGCAACAACTATTGCAAATCCTGGTGCTAACATTTCTTACACATTCACAGGATTATCTTCGGCAACACTCTATACTATCCAGATTAATATTACAGATTTAAGCACACAACAGCAGAGGGCCTGCACTTTAGGTGCGACAACTACACTTGGTGTTAGTTGTACTTCTCTTGCAATCACAGATGCTTTAGACGAAGCCGCTGTTGCTGGTGACTATTACATTGGTCAGACAGGAACTGTCGAAAATACTAAAAGATTTTATTATAGACCCGGAAATAGCATTATTAGACAGGTTGGTGAGGTGTCATTATTTAATCCTGATCTAACTGTTGTTAGTGTGACTGCTGGTGGTAATGTAACTATTAATGTAGAACGTAATACCGGAGGCACAGGGACACCTACTACTATCATATATGACTATAGTGCAGATATGATTACGTGGACAAATGGAGGATCTACTACCACTAATCCTGATAATGGGATAGTTATTGCAACTGGAATTACAACTAAGTCCATTTATGTTAGAGCTCGTCAGAATGATGGTGGTTCTAATTATAGCGAATACACTATTGTACGTTATGATTTTAACACAGATCAGACTACAACTATCCAGGATCCTGCGAATGATACTCCAAGTTTCTTAACAAGCCAACCTTCTGGTTTCTTTGTATCATACGGTACACTTACATGTGGCACACTTACCGAGACTATTCCTGGTGGAAATCTATCAGAGAGTGTTTGGTACTATGTTGGAAAGATTGAAGTTAACAGCGTTACTCAATATATCTATGCTGGCTGGAGTGATGCTACAGAAACAGTTACAAAAGTTGTGGCATGTTGCGAATGCCCCGCTTTCTTACTAACAAGCACTACATCTGGGTACTTCTGTAACAGTGGATCAAGCACTACTATTGAAATTCCATATGTCATTGGTGACGGTGAACCAGCCTTAAGTATTGTAGCTAATCCTCAGTACGGAACTGTAACTCAGAGCCCAACCGATGCTAATACCTTTACTTATACCCATAACGGAGCTTCTTCATATGGAGATACATTTGAGGTTAGATTGACTTCAGACACAGCAGGAGATTGTTCTTCTGTCACTGCAATTGTTCAAGTTCAGATTATTCAGCCTGAGATTTTAGGTGCTCAGGTTTCAGAGACAGAGGATGATTTTTATATGTTTGTTGATACAAATAGCTTTAGTGTAACAGATGCAGTTACGTTTGAATCTCTTAAGGCTAGGCTGGAGGCTTGGCTTGCATTAGTTTGTACAGCTTGGAGTGGTGAGATTTTTTTAATTCCAACCACTAGTCGAAGATGGTTACAGTATTCAACTGCTGTTGTTGAAAATGGGCAAAGCGCTACAGGTGCTGTTGGAGCTCCGCTTGATGGTGCATCAGAGTGGGTTGCTATTCAAGACTTACCTACCGGTTGGGGAAGCGCTCCTTTAGCAGCTCCTACGACTAGAGCTAATATTCTTGTATTTTCTAATAATACAAATCCTGAGTATCATGGCGCTACTTTAAGCAGTGGTTTTGGTTCACCTACACAACCTACAGCTAATTATCTTGAGGACTATGAGATTCATACTGATATTTTAACCGGTTCAGCTAATAGCGCTTATGGAGTAGCAAAGGCTTTTGGAGGCACATCCCCATTTACAGCAGGAATGCAGGTGGTATATTATCCGATTACTGCAGATACTGCAGGTCAATCAGCTTCTGCAATCTTACAAGGTCTGGCATCTTATACAGCTAAAATGACTCCTCCGAGCGAGTATGGTGTTAGAACGGCTGTTGATGTTACAGGATACTTGATGCAGGGTGTAACACCATCTGCCACTAACCCATATGAAGGGGCTAGCACTGGAGCTATTACACTAGAAGGACTTTATAAGAAGAGTGTTCTTATGTTCTTGAATCAACCTGTTGGATCTCTTACTGTTGCAGAGTATTTAACTGCGATTTATAATGGTACTGATGACGGAGACTTCCAAGAGAAGATGAAAATTATGTTTGTTGGACATGATGATTTATGCCCGGACAGTACTTCTCCTGCAAGTCCAGCCTGGCCATCATAATAAATAATTAAGATATGAGTTGTAACTGTACCAAATGTAGTCCTAACAAGTGTAGCTGTAAAGACAGCGCATTGACTAATCCATGTTCATATACAGAATGCCCTTCTACAGCTGAGAGATGTGATGAATCAGTATCTCCTGCTTGTGTGACTTGGACGGGTCCTGAGACTTTAGTTGAGGATGCTGAAGGAGACACCTTTGTTATTCAACCGGGTGAGAGATTAGAGCAGATCCTACAAAGGATGATGCTTGTACTAGCAGACGGTCTTGTTGCAGGCAACGCAAGCAATTCATTCCATGCTCCTTTGAACTTATATATTGGTACTATTACAAGTTCATCTATTGAGTTGTTGTGGTCTGGAGAGGCTACTGGAACTACCAGCTTGCAAGTTCAATATGATACCGCAGTTGGATCTTCTTGGACTACAGCAGCAACTTTGACTGCTGGTGTGTTTAAAGCAACTATTAGCAGTCTAGTTGCTGAAACAAAATACAAGTTTAGAATCATAGCTGATAATGGTGCTACACAACCTGAATCGGTTATTGTATTTGCTACAACGTTGACGGCGTAAACGGAAGTGGTAGTTTGTTGGTTTTCTATCACAGATGTTGGAGAAGGTCCCTGCGGGGGCCTTCTTTTTTGTTAATTTAATTTCTTTAAATTTGATAAACTTCTAAGTATGAGCCTAAAAGGAAAAGTAGAAGAATCTCTTAAATGGAAAAAGAGTGTTCCGTATTGTGCAGCACGTCTAGATATCTCTGAGAAAACATATTCTAAGATTAAACGTGAGATTTTTTCAGAAAGAAAAAAGAAGAAAAAGTTTTTTAGCGGATCTGCAAAGAATGAGCAATTTACTGAGGAGATTAATCTAGAAAAAGGAGAGGGTAAAATAGCAGGTACATTTGATCATGAGCCTAAATCTCCAGAAGAGATAGTTAAGCTATTAAAGATTGATACAACGCAATGGCGTTTAGCCTCATACTGGAATAAGCAGATGGGAGATCATTGGAGAGTATCCGCTTTTATAACCAGAGTCAAGCAAGAGGATAAGAATTACATAGAAGATGTAATTAAGAACTGGCAGCCAAGAGACTACAATATTACAAAACCAGATCACTTTTTGAATAAGAATGCCACGAAAGTTTGTGGCATTATTTCTTTACAGGATATCCATTTTGGCAAGCAGGGGAATGAAACCATTGACAAAGACTTTGAGGACACACTTAAGGATCTTTTACTTAGGAGCAGTGCAGCACACCACATAGAGAAGTTATTCTTTGTAGTAGGCGGTGACATGATCAACATGGATTCTTTTTCTGGGACTACTACTAGCGGTACACCATTAGATAATTGTAGCATGGCAACCGATGCATATATCCAAGCATTTGATGCTATGCACTGGGGCTTAAACTATGCAAAGGCTTTTTGTGATGAGCTCGTTGTAGTTTACATACCGGGTAACCATGATAGGTTATCATCCTTTCACCTAGCTCATGCTCTTTCTAAAGCTATATCAGATCCTAATATTATTTGGGACATTGAATATGCAGAAAGAAAGGTACACGTGTGGCATGATAACTTTAACGCATTTGAACATGGTGATGTACCAGCTAAAAACACACCGTTAGTATATGCAACAGAGTATGCTAAAGAGTGGGGATCTACTAAGAATAGGACTTTATTTGCAGGGCACTATCACCAGAACAGAAAGGTGGAGTATGTAACTACCTCCGAGAACACTGGCTTTATACATAAGACTCTTCCTAGTCTATGTAAGACTGATTACTATCATTACCACAATAAGTACGTAGGTAACCAGAGAGCAGGTAAGATTGAGTTACAACACCCTGAGATGGGTAACATCTGCGAGCTCACTTATCAGGCACTTTAAACTTTTATAACTGCTCTTTTTTTTGTAAATTATAACTATAAACTATGATTAATAATTTCAAAGAGCCCGACCTAAATGCTCCGAGATACAGAGAGAAAAGGCTTGGGCTTCTAAATGCTGAGGTGATTAATAAGTTTAAGAGTAAGTATCCTCATTATGAGAATATTGATAACAACAAGTTGAAGGACATAATTAGGATATATAATAATAAGTTGTGGAATGGAGTGATTGATAATAGAGATGGTGTTGAATTACCTGATTCATTAGGGTATCTTTTTATAGGTACTTGTGCTCCGGCTAAATCAGTGAATACAAACTACTCACTATCAAAGGAATATGGCAAGGTTTTGCAAAACAAGAATTGGGAAACTGACGGAAACATAGGAAAGATATTTTATACAAACTGGTCTACTAAATATAGATTTCGCAACAGAGAGTTTTGGAGATTCACAGCGTGTAGGAAGTTTAAGAGATCTGTAGCCAAGACTTATCCAGAGAACTGGAATAAGTATAGGATTATGAAGAACAAGTATAGGATAGCACATCTTTTCAACTTTACCCCTCCAGAGAGTGATCTGAAGGGATATGATGAATTTGAAAGCTAAGAGAATGACAACAATAGGAGATGTAGTATCAAGAGTCAGAGGACAGGTAAAAGCAGAGGTGCAAGATGCTTTTGTTACTGACCGCTACATATATAGCCTTATTTTAAAGTTTGCTCAGCTGCTTATGCGTAGGCAGGATAGTGCTAATAAACTGATGAAGTTTAATAGTGTATGGCAGACGCTTCCATTTTTAAACTTGATTGAGGTAGATAGAGTTGAAGCTAGCTGTTCTGGTATAGCAAGTGGTTGTACAATCAAGAGAACTAAGGAAAAGCTTCCAACATTTATGGAAGGATACTGGGGTCCTCTGATTAGAACTGTTAGTTCTTTAGATGGATCTATAGAGTTACAGCCTACAAATCCAGGTACTTATACCTCAATGTCTAAAACAACCTCTTTTAAGTACAATACAACAAAGTATTACTGGTACTTAAATGGCTATCTATATATGCCTAATATTGAATGGGATGCTATTAAGTTGGAGGGGGTATTTGAAGGTGACATATCTAGATGGACATGTGATGAAGATGATAACTGTGTACCTAGATACTTACAACAGTTTTTTGTACCGGAGTTTTTATTTGCTGAGATTGAACAGCAGGTACTTGCGGTAATATTTAATACAGTAAAAGTGCCTGCAGAAGATGCAGATAACAAACAGAGTGTTCATAGATAATAATTTAAAGTAGAATACAATGAATAATATACTCACAGACATACTTGGGATGTTGAAGAGAAGGGAGATCTCTAAAGTTGAGAATGGAGATTTTATCCCATTTGCTAGATATAGAAAGAATCTACGCAGGAATAAAGGTGTACTTGAAGAACCTAAGGTTATTACAAGAATTACTAAAGCAGAGGACTTAGTAAAGTATGTTGAGGACTCTATTCCAAAAGGCTATTTAGTTTATACTGGAGTTATTGAAGACTTTGGAAGTGGAGATACTCCCAACTCACCTTTTGGTGGAGAACCTGCAGAATGGACTGTGCGAGGTGGTGCAGTGAATGCACACACATCTGTACTTGTAGCACCAAGGAATTTAAAGATTATTGCTGCTACAGCAAAGATGACTGGAAATGCTGTAACTTTTTCTGCTGATGCTGATTTTGAATTTAAAATTTGGACATCGGATCAACTAGCAAATGGTAGGCCGAATGATTCAGGTATTTGGACATATGCTGGTTCATTAGCTAAACGTTGGACTGTTGCTGATAATGGTAATCCTGGTTTTGTTGAAAATCTTAGCGCTCCTCTAGAAATACCAGCAGGCACAATGTTTTCATTGGCAGCAACAATTAATGCTGGAAGCGTCAGTGCTAATGTAAATGAAGTTGAAGTTTCATTTTTAGTTGAATTACCATAAGGTTATGCCTCCAAGAAAAAAAGCACCTGCAAAAAAGAAAAGCACAGTTAATGCTTCTGGTAACTATACGAAGCCTGGTATGCGTAAGAAACTATTTAATCAGATTAAAGCCGGAAGTAAAGGTGGACGTCCTGGTCAATGGTCTGCACGTAAAGCACAGATGTTAGCCAAGCGATATAAGGCTGCTGGTGGCGGTTATAAAACTAAGAAGTAATGGCTAGTTCTAGAAAACAACAAGCTGCAATAGCAGTGAATATGAAGCAGAAGGGTAAGAAACCTAAGGGTGCAAAACCTATGGCTAAGAGTGTTTATAAGAAAGGTGGATCTACTAGCATGAAGTCTGTAAAAGCTCCTGAGGGTTTTCATTGGATGAAGGACGGATCTGGATATAAGTTGATGAAACACTCTGGCAAATTTGTAAAGCATCCTGGTGCGTCATTAACAGCTAAATTTAAGATCCAAAAGAAACATAGCAAGTAATGGCAAAGACGGCAAGGCAAAAGAGTTTAGATAGATGGACTAAGCAGAAGTGGAGAACACCTTCTGGTAAGAAATCTTCTGAGACAGGAGAAGTGTATGCGCCGTCTGCTACTATCAGAAAGCTTAAGAGTACTGCAGCTGGTAGAAAGAAGTTAGCTGCTGCTAATAAAAAGAAACGTGCTGCTACTAAAAAAGGTAAGCAGCATGCAAAACATGGACTACATAAAGGCAAGAAGAGATGAGTAATATTTTACAAGACATAATGGGAATGATTAAACGTAGGTTGTTTATATCTATTCCTAGTGATGAAGATTTCTTTTTTATTAGTAAAAGAACTAAAACTGTAAAGAAAGAATTAAAACCAGAACCTGAGGCTGATTCTAATTTGATAAAGGCAAAGGATTTAAAATCCTATGTAATCCAGGATACAAAGTTTATTATACCTAGATTGATTGAAGGTAGTGGTGGAGATGTATTTGATCTTACAGCTTCTGATGACTGGATGATTTATCTAAAGCACACACAAGTTGGAAATGCTACCTATCAAGTGCTATTACCAGATGCAACATCAGTAGCTTACAAGTATAGAGTTATTCGTTTTATATCCGATGCCTCTATGCAGGGAAGCAATCATGCTGAGCTTGTAACCTTTAATGGTCAGTTTATAGATGAAAGCAGCTCCAACTATCAGATTAATCAACATTTTGAAGGTATTACTCTTTGGTCCGATGGAACAAGATGGATTGTTATTCAAGCTAAAGCACACTAATCATGGCAGCTAAGAAGGATCCAAAGTTGACTAGAGCTGGTGTATCAGGTTATAATAAACCTAAGAGGACACCAAGTCATCCTACGAAGTCACATGTTGTTGTAGCTAAGAAAGGTGATAAGACAAAGCTTATCCGCTTTGGTCAACAAGGTGTAAAGGGTGCAGGTAAGAATCCTAAGAGTGCGAAAGATAAAGCACGAAAGAAGAGTTACTACGCTAGACATAATGCCCAGGATTCTAAGCCGGATATTTTTTCAGCACGTTACTGGTCTCATAAAGTAAAATGGTAAATCATGAGCGTATCACATAAGTATAGAACTTTTGATCAGTTACTTGAAGATGTAACAGTAGATTTTTCTACATATGCAATGGAGGGGATGATTGAACCTCAGCAGTTAATTAAAGTTGCAACGAGAGTAAATTATGATCTTGGTTTAAGAATCAATAGAACCAAAGAAGTGGTGCTGGATGTAGAGCATGGCAAGACCAAGCTTCCAAGTGACTTTTTCTCTTTGAATTATGCTTTTATGTGTGGTGACTATAGCATCTCTACTCAGATGCCCTCTGGTACACATGTAGAGACAGATAACCCTGTGCCTTATGTACCAGCTCCAGATGAGTCCGGACCATGTGATGATCCGGAATGTAAAGAAGTATGTGTTATTAAGACCTGTGAAGACAAGAATCAGTATCAGTTAGTTCAGAAGATTGGTGGCGGAGAGTATAGAACTTACACTGCATTCTATCCTCTGAGGATACAGAATGTAAATGATGCTACTTGTGATTGTCCAAATGTCGGAGAGCAAGCATCAGATATTGCTGAAATAAAAGACGGTTATCTTCTTACAAACTTTACAACAGGTAAAGTATATATTAGTTTCCAAGGAGCCATGGAAGACTCTCAAGGAAGATTGCTTGTACTGGACCATCCTTATTGCAATGAATACTACGAGTATGCCTTGAAGCAGAGGATTCTTGAGAACATGGTTTTTGCCGGAGAGAATGTGGCTAATCAATTAGGTCTAATAGAGGGACGCCTGAGAGCTGCAAGAAATAACGCACTTGGATTTGTAAATACTCCAGACTTTAAAGAGATGCAGAAGATCTGGTGGTTAAACAGAAGAGCGCAGTATCACAATTACTATAATATGTTCAAGAGTTATCCTGTGTAACAAGGTGAACTATGGCTAAGAAGAAACAAAATATTCAGAACAAAGGTGCTGACTCTGTAGAGACTAATGTTTTTGTGAAGGGTATGAACAAGGATATCAATCCTAGTTACGAACCCAAACAATCTTGGACTCACGCAAGAAACGCTGCAAACAATTCTACAGACGGTGATGTAGGAGTACTGGGTAACGAACCAGCTAACTTAGCCTGTGGTGTAGTTCCATATACAGTTATTGGAACAGTGCATTTATATGCAGATGAGTGGGTGCTGTATACCACTGATAATACTAACTCTGAGATAGGTCTCTTTGATGATAGTAAATGCGAGTATAAGACTTTGGTCAATTCCAAGTGTCTTAACTTCAACAAAGAGAATTTAATTCAAGGTGCCGCAAAAGAGAACTTTGACTGCAGTTGGCAAGTATACTGGGATGATGGGAGAAACCCGTCTCGTACTCTTAATCTAGACAATATTCCTTACCAGCAAACTGTTACCTCTACACCTGGTGATGATTGTGTTATCTATGAAGATACGACCATACTAGATTGTGAGAAACTCAGATTGGCACCTCTTCTTGACACTCCTATTGTCAAACTTTCCAAAGCTCCCGATGGAGGATCTTTAAGGAATGGTATGTATCAAGCTTATATAGCTTATACTGTAAATGAGCAGAGAGTAACAGACTATATTGGTGTATCTAATCTGCAGAGTCTTTTTGATCATGACGGCACTGCAGGGTCTCTGGATATTAAGGTGTCTAATCTGGATAAAGACTTTGAGTTTTTTGAATTAGTTATTCTTAGCAACAACGCAAATAATTATGCAGCCAAGAAGATTGGGTTGTATAGCACTGAGACTAGTTCTATTTCTGTTGACTATATAGATCAGTCATTAGTCAGTATCCCATTAGAATTATTGCCAGCTAGAAGCCCTGCGTATGAGAAGTCAGATGCAATGTTTGTTGTTAATGATTGGCTTATACGTAAAGGTCCTACAGAACAATTTGATTTTAACTATCAACCCAGAGCTAATCAGATTAAGACTGAATGGGTAGTTGCTGAATATCCTGCTGAGTATTATCGTAAGGGAGGTAACAGCACCGGCTTTATGCGTGATGAGCAGTATGCTTTCTTTATCAGATGGATTTATAATACTGGTGAAAGATCTAAGTCTTATCATATTCCAGGCAGACCGCCAAAGAGTTCTTTTAGAAATCAGTTTAATGAGCAGATCAATAGTAGTGAAGATGGTCTAGCAGGTGGCGGAGGTCTCAATGTTTTAAGCTCTAGAGAAAAGAACTTTCAGGTATACGATACATCTACCATTCAGGCGACAGGATTAAATAATCCTACAGGGGATGGAGGTTTGGTTATTGCCAAGGGTGAGATGAGTTACTGGCAGTCTACAGAGAAGTATCCTGCAACACAACCTGAAATCTGGAATGCTACTTACACAGATGTAACTACAGGAGTAAACATTGGTGGTACCGGAGACTCTCGCTTTGATTTATGTGGTAAGTATATCCGCCATCATAAGATGCCAACTGAAGAACGTGGGCCTGAGTTGCACTTGACAAATGATTCTAATAGTAGGATTAGAGTGCTGGGTGTACAGTTCAGTGATATCAAACCTCCGGTGTTTAATGATGGCACTGTCATACCAAATATAGTTGGCTATGAGATCTTACGAGGTTCAAGAGAAGGACAAAAGTCTATCCTAGCCAAGGGAATATTTAGGAATATGCGTAAGTACAATATTCCTGAGGGTGGGCAGACCGGGGGTAATCCTGTAGGTCTTTATCCAAACTATCCATACAATGATCTAAGACCTGATGTTTATTTCCATGATGGTCAGAGAAGAGATGATCATAGAACAGATGGTACTCAGAAGTATGCTGATTCTATTGACGACTTTAAACCACTTACAAGTGTAGCTAAGAAGTTCTTTACATTCCACTCACCAGAGCTGATGTTCAAAAGACCTTTCTTGAATGCTTATGAGACAAGACTATATGGAGATCTTTCCGGTACATCTGTAGGGCATTTTATTAAGTCAGAGAATCATCCTCAGAATAAATTAATCAGAAATATTGCATCCATCATTGCCAGTATTATTGGGATTGGCTATGCAATTTCAAGAATAAGAGGAACTCAGGAGTCTGAACTACAAGGTTTAAGTATAAATAATAATCTTGTTGCTAATGATTATTTAGATGTTGATGTTCTCGGTGTAGGTGGTGGAGCGTCTGTTCCATATGTACCTTTTGTTGGCCCACCAGGTACAGGTGCTCTATACGAAACAATTAGTGCAGAACAAGGTATTAATCTTGGGGTAGGTAGTTTGTTTGATTTGCTAGGAGAGATATTACTACAAGATGTAGTCGATATAAGCACTATTTGGTTGGGACAAGGAGCTGTTGATCTTACGATGAGCTTTGGGCAAGGTAAAAATCTTACTTTAGCTTCTCGAACACCAGGTACAGACTCTGGTAAGAATATTGAGAGATTTAAAGTTGAACATCCTAGTGGCAACCTTCCAAAGTTTTTACAAGCAGCCTTTGGTTATTTTATTGCTCGTTTCAATATTGCAGATGGTGGAAATGAAATCATAGAGTTAATCTATGGTCTTATCAAGGAAGAGGATTTTGCATTTAAGCATAACTCTCACGGCTTCTATGATACATTTACTACTAGACCAAATGGTCAAGTGTATAGGACTAGAAATGAAGACTCAAACTATATAGGTAGTACATATCAGGCTTTTAATGGTTTTAAGATTAATAATCTATTTAGACCAGATACCGTAGCAGTTGCTACTACAGATAATATAGATGATCCTAGTATTGTAGATAAATCAAGATATGTTATTAGTGGAGATGGCGGTGGTCCATTTTCTGAGTCCGTAGCTAATAAATATTTAAGGAATCCTGAGCAAGAACAAAAGAGAGATATCTCAGCAGTTTATGGTGCTTTAAAGTTTGACGCTGAGAATCAGTATGGTCAACTTGATGGCATTAAGCAGGTTCAGATGCGTGGTACAATAGAACTAGTATCAGCTAATAATCCTCAAACTAAATTTTCTTCTTCTCCTATATTTGCTGGTGATGTATATATCAACAGGTATACTGAGAAAACCATTATGCCAATCTTTGCTGACTTTTTAAATGGTCAGCCAGATCAATATACTTATGATTACCTGCAGCGTGTAAACATTCCATACCCAAGATATTGGATGGATACGCGGAAGTTTGATATGACTAGTTTGGCAAACGAGATTGTTGGTCTGTCTTTACCCAAAACAAGTGATCCTTTACCATCAGATCTATTCTATTTAGATAGACATAATGCAAGCATTCATGGAAGCTTAAATATATTTGACGGCGATAATGATCCCAACCCTGTTTTTGCTATGCGATATGGGTATATGTATACTCATGTCAATGGTATTCAGGACTTCTTTGTAGAGTCAGAGTATAACCTAGCTCAAAGAGATTGGGAGGAAGCTCAGGACAAGAGGTTCTATGATCCTTATGAGTATGCTAACACGGATGATTTATTTCATGCAGACATAATCAAGAAGGACAACTACTATAAGTATGATATCTCTCTGAGTGTATCAAAGTTCCTCACTCAGATATCTAATTTTGGAGAGGTTCAAACTAGAGATTACGATCCTAAGGTTGCTGAAGATTGTTTTAGTTATTACCCTAAGAGATTAATATACTCTCTTCAGGCCAAGACAGAATCTAAGAAAGATTTCTGGAGAGTTTTCTTACCAAACAACTACAAGGATTTTAAGAATCCTATCAATGTAATCAAGCCTATTAATAAGAGCGGTGCCTTAGTATTATTCCCATACCAGTCACCTCAGATGTTTCAAGGTCTGGATACACTGAAGACAGATTTAGGTACTAAGCTTACTATAGGTGATGGTGGTTTATTTAGCCAACCTTTCCAGAACATTACAAACTCAGATTTATCTAATGAGTATGGATCATGTGAGAGTCATAGGACTGTAATTAATACACCTATGGGTGTGTTCTTTATATCACAGGCTCAGGGTAAGATATTCCATTACACAGGTAAGCTAGAGAACATTGCTAATAATGGTATGAAGTGGTGGTTCAATAAGTACTTACCATCTCAGTTGATTAAGCAGTTTCCAGCATTAGAAGAAACACCATTAGCAGATAATCCTGTAGTCGGTGTAGGATGCCAGTCTATCTATGATGTAAATAATGATGTAGTATATTTCTGTAAGAGAGACTTTAGGGTTAAAGACCAGTATAAAGATCAGGTCAACTATACAGTACAGAATGGTTTTACATTCAATGGTTTTGTACTGCAGCCGCAGGTAAATGACGATGCACCTATCCTAAGTACTAAGATTACATTAGGAGATCCTCTCTACTTTGAGGATGTATCTTGGACTGTAAGCTATGACCCTAAAGCTAAGGCTTGGATCTCATTCCATGATTGGCATCCAGAACTGTGCATGCCTAGCATTAATCATTTCCTAACAACAAAGGAAAAGCAATTAGATCAACCATATTGTCCACCAGGGTATAGTTATAATCCCGTAACTCAAAACTGTGAGATAACTATTGGTGACTCTGCCCCAGCAATTGTAAATGTAGAAGAGGTACTTGCTAATCTACAGACACAGACTTGTGATATTGATTTGGTATTATGCATGGACTACTCTGCAAGTACAAATGCAAATCAACAATCAATTCTTAAAAATCAACATCAGTTTATTTCTGATTTTTTAGACAATTCTGATGTACAGTCAGCTCTATCTTCTGGTAGATTACAAATGGGCTTTACAGCTTTTGGTAGTGCAGAAAGCACTTTTATGAATCTAAGAACTAGTGGCAATGTTCAAAAGACTATGGCTAATACTTTTGATCCTGACACTGTTATTGATGGATTAGGTTTTAGTTCTAGTGCAACAGCTTACTATAACACATTAGATCCTAGCGGACAAAAAACCAATTTCTGTCGTGGTATATATAATGCGTTTGAAGTTTTAAATTCTAAGAGTACTACAGAACTTGGTGATAGAAGTGGTAATGCTAATTTTATTCAGGCGGTAATAGTTATTACAGATGCTCGTTGTAGAGCTAATACAACCAGCCCTCCAAACAGCTTTAATGAAAAAAATAATTGCCGGGCTGGTGGTTCTTCAATTGGTATGACATATCAAAGCAGTCTTCTAGGTGGTGGTGGTCCAGCCAATCAGTATATCTACACTGTATGGTGTGGGGAGAATCAGGATGTTTTTGATAGTCAAGGCAATATTAAAATATCTGATGATTGTGCTAATGCAACTCAGGGTATTTATCCTTTTACCGGAAATGATATTTTAGATAATCTTACTGGTGATGCTAATACACCAAACAGACAGAATCAATATATCATTCTTTCGCAACAGCCATTGAATGACCAGAAAACAGATTATGTTGCACAGCAGATTATTAACTCTATTTGTTCTTTTTCATGCTCTTGTCCAACGGGTTACACTTTAGTATATCCGGGCAACAATGGTTACACAGAACCAACAGGTGACTGTAATGATGTTAATCCACCTATATGTAGAAAGATTGGGTGTGAATGTCCTCCTCCTATAAATCCTAAAGGACTCACAACGAAGATTGGTAACTGTGATGATGTTTATAAAGCAGGACCTAATGGAGATCCTAACTATGTAAACCCTAATCCAGTTATCTGTAGTTTCTTTTATGAGGATATTACACCTGCCGTAACTACAGGTTCTGGTATATGGAGACATAACTATAGGTGTGATTTGTTTGCTAACTACTATGGTGTAGATTATCCATGGGAAGTAGAGTTAGTAGAAAACACAGGTCAGAATGTAAACACTGTTAGAAGTTTAGAATATCAGTTAGAGTCTTACGTCTATAAAGGAGATCTGCACGATGGGTGTGGTGATGACAGATGGCATGATCTTGATTTCAACTTTGATGAGCTGATTGTTCATAACACAGAACAAGTGTCTGGATTACTAAGAATCCACAATCAGTTCAAGAATGATCCGATGAAAGGATTAGAGTATCCAAAAGTGAATCTTTCAGATATTGAAATACTCTCATCAAAAGTTGAACAGAAATATCGTATTAATCAATTCTGGGATACTACCCATGATAGAGGTGAGTTTTCAAATGCTCAGCAAGAGATATTTAAAACACGCCGGAATGGTTATATCAGAGATTTAAACTCTGGCAACTTAGATTATAGCAAGTCTGCTTTTGAAAGAAAAAAGTTTAGACATTACTATAACAAGTTCTTATTAACAAGAAGGATTTCAGCAGATAGAAAGATGCTGTTGAAGCTAAATAATACCAAACTTAATTTATCATTCAGGTGATGAAAGGGAAATACGAAAAGTCAGAGCGTAGAGGTTTACCTGGTGGACCCAATGAGATGTTTACTTATACAACTGGAATATTCTCTACCCAGGGATATAAGAGAGACTCCCCTGATGTAGATAACCCTTTTAACATTATTCCTTCAGGTGACATTACCATGAAGGGTGTGGACTTCCCTGTTCTAGGTACAGACAATTTAGGGAACTCTAAGATGATGACTCCCGGTAATGATTATAAGTTTCCTGGAGATATGGTATTTGAACTTCCCATGGCTAAAGATGGCTTAGCATTAGATCCTCCGTCAAAAGAAAAGGAGATGGTTAATCTTCATGACTTTCTAATAACTGAGGAAGATCTAGAGTTTCTTAATAGTGAGCGTTGTTTTGGAGGTAACTGTTTGGAGAACACAAGAAAGGCTTTTGATGCAACAGCGGGTAGTATCTCGGGTGTTCCCTATACAGCTAATGTTTGGGGAAAAGATGATCTGGATATAACAAGCATTAAAAACACACCAACTAAGCAGCAAGTACAAGACTTTCCATGGATGGATGGTGATAGAGGGGTGGGTGCTGCGGATAGTTGGGATATACAAGGAAACATAGTACGTGCAGAAGGTAAGACTTTATATAACAGGAATAAGGAGGGCGCAAAGATTGAATCTGATGACAAAGAGATTGATGATCCTACAGGAAAGTTTCAACCCGGTCAATACCCTATAGGATCTATTTACAGTTTTGGTCCTAAGGGTCGCACCGATACACCTTATGGGCAAAGAGCAAAAGGATTTAATATTGATTATGGTTTACAACCATCTCATCATAGTGTTATGTCTGTTGGTGTAAATGAAAAAGGAGAAATTATTCTTTATGATGCATATCTAAAGAAATATGATACAGAAGAGAATATTATAAAGCAAATAGCTAATTCACCGCTAGGCTACGAACTTGAAACAGTAGGAGTACCAAAGAGTTATGCTAGCCTTACTCCTCAGAACATTAAACTATCTGACAACTTTTATAGACCTCGTTATTTTACAGAGTATCAGTTTGATGTTGATCGTTTAGATGAGATTAGACAAGATCCTAAGTTTAGGATTAAAGAAGATGATAAGTTTAGAGCACCTCGTCTAGATAAAGAGGCTATGCAGGAGTTTAGCCAATCTCTTAAAGATAACAAAGAGACTATGATGGAAGCTCTACGCCTTACTAGTGATGAGTATGATGACTTAGCAAATTTGTCAATAGCATTGGCAATGGGTGAATCTGAAGGAGGGGGTGGTCTTAGTGTTGATTGGGCTGGTTCCACACAAGGTCTTACTCAGTTGAACTTTGACAACATCAAAGATGATGAAGTATTAAGTCGTCAGCTTGCTATGTTCAATGAAAGTGTTAGAGGTCCTCAAAAGATTAAACAATTAGCAGATTTAAGAGACCCGGCAAAATCAGCTATTGCTACATTGATATATACAAATGCTGGCAGAAGACGATCTAGTAAGTTGTATGAAGAGGGTCTAGAACCTGGTGTTAGAAATTTTTATGACAACACTGGGCTTAAAGATTTAGTAAGATCCTCATCTTCAAGGATTAATAGATCCGGTGTTTACTTAGATGAGTTAAATGATAGAGTCAGTTTTTCTGATATTCCTGGATGGAATGAAAAAAATGTAAAAAAGATTACAACTTCTTTAAATGCTTTAACGGGCACTAATAGATATCAAGCAGATATTGATGATGATGGAGATGTCTATATAAAGATGAAGACATTAGGCAATGACCCTAACATGTCTGATGCAATGAAGATAGGTTATTGGTGGCAGAGCCCTTCATCATTAAAAACAGGGGATGCTCAGGGTGGTAATGTACATGCTAAGAGAATAGAAGGATATTACAAAGCCATCTCTGAAAAAACTCCAGAGGTTTCTACCGACAAGCTAATGGCAAGCAACACAGAGATTCCTGAGATGCAAAAGGCTGGAGAGTTAAAAGCACAAGATCTAGTCCCTCGTGATCCATTTAGTACTTTGAGTCCTGCTCAACGTGAAGCTTTTAACGCTAGCACTGTAGCAGCTCTGAAAGCTGAAGAGGAACGACAGTTGAAGGAATACATGAGAAGAAGCCCTGGGGGTGATTTGTTTCCGGATCAAGGTCTAAAACCTATTACTTATAATGAAGAAGTAGCAGGTTGGTTCCCTGTAGCAGGTGAATACATTGATGCAAAAAATACTGGAGAAGCTTTAATGCGAGGTGACTATGTAGATGCTGGTTTTAATGCTGCTGGTTTTCTCTTACCGTTTATTCCTGGTAGTTTTCTAAAAAAACTAGCCACTTCTCCTTATACTCCTAAATTTTCTAAGCCTTCTCTTTTAAAACAATATAGATCAAAGTTTCCTGCAGCAGATATACGCGGTGCGGGTACAGGTGATTATAGCAATCTTGGCATTGATGAGTTAGGATTACGTGGAGATGACTTTATATCATTGACAAATTATGAGCGCAGTGCTATTTCTCAAGTAAATCAGGCTCAGGCAGCTGATGATGTTTTTAACACTTTTGTTCAGCGGTATGCAGATTTTAACACGGATGATGCTTTAGCAAATCAGTTGGCAGATTTTTCAAGAAAGAATCCAAGGACCAAGTTTGAAATGAATCTTGGCAAAGACGCTACGCCTTCTAAAAGAATGCAAGAAATATTTGATGATCCTGAATTAAACATACATAATGTTTTTAGTCTTGAGTCTCCAGGTCCTACGACCGTCAAAAATACATATACCGGATACTATGACAAACGTTTTTATGATGGGTCCGCTCATGATCCGAGTGGGGAGTGGGATAAAAACTTAAGATCTTATGGTCAGCAAGGGTTTTATGCAACAAATGTTCCTACAGGAAAACCGGTAAGACAGTCTTTAACTCACACTAACAGAAGAGGTGAACTTTTTGATTACAAAATAGAAACAGTACCTGTTGCAGATTATATGGTAAATAAGGGATTAATGAACCCAGATAATATAGTTAATTTAGGTCGCCATAGAGGACTTGATCCGGCTAATCAACATAACCATTTATTATTTGATACTGATAAACCATCTGTTATTGTATCTGGCAATAGAGGTTTTGCTGGGTTAAGTGGTGGTAATACGTCTAGAATGCAAATGGGTAGGGTAGGCATTCCAAAACCTAATAGAAATGTCCCTTCTTATAATACAGAAATACTTCCTTTGCTGAAGCAAGAGTTTAATTTATCTAGGCCATTTGAAGGAACCTTTATGAAATTACCAAGGTCTAGAACAACTTATTATAACAGTAAAGGTGAAGCATCTAAATATATTAATGATCGTCAATTAGATTCTGATATATTTTTTACAAGAAAAAATGGCGGCCCACTACCTAAAGCTCAAGAAGGGCAAGAAGTATATAAGGTCAAGTCAGGTGATACTTTTTTAGGCATTGCCAATAGATTGGAAATACCCAGAGAAGACTTTATAGAGGCTAACCCTGATATAAACATTGACAAGCTTTCGTTGGGTCAGAAGCTTAATATTCCTGTGAAGAAACCTTATGTACCAACTAATGATGTTATACCATCTGAGATGTTATGGAGGCAAGCTTTTGCAGAATCTAACTGGGAGACTGATGTAGAAAATAAAGGAGGCTATAAAGGTTTGGGTCAGATTGGTGATGATGTTATTACAGATTACAAGAAGGCATTTAAAGTCAAAGAAGTAGATCCATTTGATCCAGTTCAGAATTCTACTATTCACAAGTGGTATATGAATAAACTATACAACAGTGAATGGATAAATAAACCTAATCAGGATCCTAATGTGCGTTTAGCAAAAGCTCTTGCTGCTTACAACTGGGGACCGAAGACAGCTAGAAAGTGGTTTACTGATCAAAGGAAAGCCGGTGTTGATATCTATAATAGTTTTGATTGGCTAGAGGATTTACCTAGCGAGCCAAAGGGATACATAGATATGATCATCTTTAATAAGAATACTCCCACTAGGAAGTATGTTGAGGACTTGGCAAAGGCTATGACAGATACAACACTTACTAATCAGATTACTAATCTATATAAGAGAGCGGGAGGTGAGATGAATAAACTAGAGATGTATAAGGGTTACATCAATGGTGAGTTTGATGGTACAGATCTAGAACCAAAAGCTCAAAAAGTTTATGATAGAATGAATAGAGTTTACTATGCGCCAGCCAAGAAAGCAGGTATGTCTCCTCCTAATTTTATCATGACAAACATCATCCCACGGCAGCTTCAGACTGTTCTCTAGATTAGATTTTTCCCTTAATTATTTGTATATTATAAGTGTATTATGAAGAGAGCTCGTTTAAATAAAAAAGGTTTAGCTAAGTTCCAGAATGCGGGGGAGTTTAAGAAAGAGCTTAGACCAATCGGATCAAGAGAACCAAAGAAACCAATAACCCTTCAGGGTATGTCTGGTATGTCTTTGAAGGAACTAGACAAATTAAAAGAGGCTCATGGACTTCATAAGTCCAATCTTGCAAAAACAGAGGATTACAAAAAGTATGAAGATGATTGGAAGAACCTTCTAGAAAGACAGCAAGTTTTTGTTACTCGAATTGGGGATAAATATAGAAGACCTTCTTTTAATCTTAATTATGATACGCTTGGTTTACATTATGATCACGAGTTATTTAATGAAATATCCCCTGAAGATAGCGCGGAGTTACAATCTCTTCTTGACGAGGAAATGGACTTTTCTAGTCCAGAGAATTTAGAGATGTGGGAAGAGATGGATTGGAGAGATTGGCATAGTGATGAAATAAGACATGCTTATAGTTCTGCTGCTACAGCAGATAAAGTTAGTGACGCGCTAAGTAAGATACCGGGTTATGGAGGAGTTCTGGAATATACTGGTATGAATGATGTTTTAGGTTTTTTAGCTTCAAACCTTTTAGGTGCTGGTCATGAAGCTGCTTTTTTTAAGGACCAGATGTCTGAGGAAGAAGATAAGTATGACTATGTTAGGTCGGGTATGAACTCTGCTGAAGACATGTGGAATAATTTATTGGGTGCTTACATAGGAGCTACATCAGATAGTGAAGAAGAGATGGAACAAAAGATTAGATCTTATATAAATAAAGGTATAACAGCTACAGGGGGAATAGAACCAGCACAAGATCCTAATACTCTTGGTATCAAGAAAGCTTTAAAAAACTGGGTAACCAACAATTCTTCAGATCTAGAGCCAGCGTTTGAAGAATATCAAAAAGGAGGTAACTGGCCTGATAATAAATTTATGACCTTGGTTGATCCTAAAGGTAGAAAATCAAAAAGTCCAAGAGATCCTTCACTTCGCATTGGAGCACAAACACTTGCACCAGTAATGCGGAAGACTGATGATGATATCAGAACTGCCTATGGGTTTACAGTTAATCCAGCTTTGTACTCTTATGTTTTTGACAGAGACCGCAATTCTGAATTAAGGGGTACTCTTAGAAATGAAATATTCTGGTATCAAAGCCCTATAGAAAAAGATGCATATAATCAAGATATACTTCAGGGTGGTTTAGGAGCCATGGCTGATATCGACTACACAACCTTACTTCAAAAGCGTAACATGAGAAACATGGCCATTGATCTTGGTCTTGATGCTGGGTTAGGTGTAGGAACTATGGAAGTAGGCCCCATGTATGAGTATGATAAGGATAATGCTGGCCAGGCTTTACCTTATGGATATCTTACAGGGAAGGCGGGTTTAAGAGATCGTAGAAGCGGACTTCAAGGTAATATATTTGCCGGGTATGGAACTCCCAGATCTCCAGAGGCAGGATTTAGAATAGGAGCGGAAGGGAGTATTCCTCTTATTACAAACAAGAGAGGATTGAAGATTACTGGTCATCCTTCTGCTAGTTATGACTTTATATCTGGTACTCCGAGGTTTGGGTTTAGTATTGGGTTCAATTCTCCTTCTAGAAGGCAGCAAGGTGGTTCAACGTCTACAGCTCAAGGTAGTAGTTTGGCGGAGGATGTTATAGGTCAGATTCGGCTGGGAGTCTCTGCTGTAAAAGTTTATAAAGATCTTTTAAGGCAGATGATACCTGTTGATGAGATTGATAATGCTTTTACTCAAGCCGGATATGATCAGAATACTATTACTCAGCTTCAGCGTCAGGCTAGTAAAAGTATTACAGATGACATGGTAGATACGTCTATAGCGGAAAGAGGAATCAGACAAGCTAAATCTGGTAAAGAGCTTTTAAATAAACGTAAGAGACTTCCTAAATATCAAGACCTTGGAGAGTTTCCCGATCCTACTGGAAAGTTTGAAGCAGAATATGATCAGATGAATGTGGAAGGAGAGGAGATGGATAATATGAATTAT